TGCTATGAAATATTTAATAGGTTATCTGTCTGCACTTTTGTTATTTTATGGAATAACAAAACTACAAGAAACCTTTAATATTTTTGGTCAATTTAGGACAAGGCAGTTTAAGCCTAGCCAAAGCCAAAGCATCAAATAAATCACGTGCTTAATCTCCATGATAAACTTACAAAGCCAGAAAAACAAACTCAGTCCAAGATACACAGTTCTAAGACAAATATCAGGGTCATAGTTATGGAAGATCAAGCCTACTGGATCAAGGATAATATTTTTTATACCGCAGACGTTATGGGCGATGGTGTTGACAAAGATACTACCAGAAGAGTTGACACAATGGTCATGAATAAGGTACAATTGGATAAGATGATGTTTATTATAGATAGATTACGAGAAGGGAATTCTAATGATAGTGGGAGTACAAGGAACTAGTGGTTTTAATGACTACAAGGTTTTTCTCCGTGCTATGGGTGTTGCTCTTTCCACAATGCCAGACAGTGATGAGTATTTCTACATCTACACTGCTGGCCCAGCAAATATAAACTCTATGGTTATGGAGTTTGTAAACGTTTCTGAAAAGGGAATGAAGTCACGTGGTAAGAAGATTAAGATGTATAAGGTTGCTCCAGAGTGGATTTCTGAAAACATTTCTGATTTCAACTATTTTACTTACTTATCAAATCCAGGTGAAAGATACTCTAAGTTAGTATCAGAGGCAAAATTAAATAATATTGAAGTTGGAACATTTAGTTACTAGGAGAAAAATGATAGTCAAAACACTAGAAGAGATGGAAAGTATCGTTGCAAAAAATAGAAGTCTGGTTTGGGATGGGTGGACAGTTGTCAATCGATATAAATCAGACAAGGCTAAGACTTCTAAGTATGGCATTTACTTTAAAGGTAATTGGTATATGACAAAAAGGTTTGAGCCTAACAGAGATGGCTGGCATATTCCAGAGGGGCTCGTATCGGGATATGCACAAACTTAAATGGAAAGATCAAGCGTCTTGTTTAGATTATGATACTAACTTATTCTTTGATAAATATGAAGAAGAAGAGTTATTAAGGCCAGCAATAGATTCTGTTTGTTTTAATTGTTCTGTCATGAAAACATGCTTTGCTGTTGGTGTTTCAAGTAAAGAGTATGGGGTCTGGGGCGGTATATACTTAGAAGAAGGAACTGTCTCTAAAGAATTTAATAGCCATAAGTCAGAGTCTGACTGGGGTAATACCTGGAGAAGATTAACAATGGACGAGGGTTCAAAATGAATAACAAAGAATACCTAGATATGATACGAAAAAGAAATAAAGAAATTATGTCTAAGTGTTACTATTGCGATGGTTTTGCAATTAACATAGAGGCAGATGGTTATGCCATAAGGCCAGTATGTAAAAATCATGACACAAGATCATTAGATGAAATAGAAGATGGCATTAACGCAATGTTTGAAAAGCAAATGGATTTTGAATAATGTATACAGATGCTATGCGTAGGGCCTTCAGATCATTGGATCATTTTGCACCCAGAGGATTTTTCCTAGATGTAATTGATAACGATCATTTTATTACAGTTCGGGCTCCAGAAAAACAATTTATGTCCTTGCTTGATGAAGAAAAACGTCAGGCTGTAGAGTACATGGTACGAGTCAAAAAGGCTTTAGAAGATAATGGTGCCATTGTTTTATTAGTACGTGAAGGTGGAAAAGATAATGTTAAATAAAAAAATAAAAATTACTATAGGTCTAATCTTAACTTTAGGCGCCACTTTATTTATATATGCTGCTGCACAGTTGACAAAATTAAGTGATTTAGATATACTTGATATATCTGACGACGATGAAGAGGAACTATTTTAATGCAAACCTTTTTCCCACACTTTAATATGGCTGAGTCCGCTCAAGCACTTGACTCTAAGCGACTCAATAAACAAATATTAGAAGCGTATCAAATACTTAAAGTGTTATCTGGCGCATCTCCTACAGGCGGATGGCGCAACCACCCTGCCGTTCTTATGTGGAAAGGTCATGAGTATTCTTTGCGTACATATGCTAATACAATGATCTCTGAGGCCAAGAAGCGTGGTATCAAGACAGACACCAATGAAGCAAACATTCAGGCATTAGAATCAGGATATAGCAATGTATGGGGTACAGATATGCCAAAGTGGTTTGGAGACCATACAAAAATGATGCGTATTACTACCACACATAAAGCAAGACTATTTGATAAAGATCCGCTTTTTTATGCTCGTTATGCATATGCAAAGCATAGCATCTATAATTCACCTTGCTGTGTTGGCTGTAATTATTATTGGGTAACACATGAGGAGAGAAATGCTTGAATTTTTATTATTTTTCGGTTCTGTTTTATTTGTAAGTGCTATTAGCATTCTTATTATAAGATTAAAAAATAAAAATTTGCAACTACTTCTTATTTTAACACAAGCAATTCAAGACATTGAAAAGTTTAAAGATAAGTTTGGAAATGAAGAACTTTCTGTAGAACAACAACACCTTATAACATTTTTAAATGATACAAGGGATATTGCTTATAAGTATATTGAAGATATGCATAAGGCATTGTTAGAATTTAAATCTGATATTGAATTTGATTTACTACACCCAAACGACATGTCTGTTCCTAGAATTAAAAAAGCATTTGAAAAATTACAATCAGTTTATCCGCAGGACATACCAAATGATTAATGCTAGAGGAATACCAACAGCAAATTGTCCACAATGTGGATATGATTTATTAAAGGTTAGTGTAAAAATTGATCCAGTTGATTATGAGTTAGGTTTATACACCCTAGATGGCGAATGTGCTAAATGTGGAACATTGGTAACAGTAGCAACACCTATAGATCATCCAGATTTTAACAAAGGAGAAAAATGAAAGAGATTATATTTTCAGTATTAACAGGTTTTGGCTGTGGAGTTGTATTTGCAGCCTTTAAACTTCCAGTTCCAGCCCCACCAGTATTTGCTGGCGTTGCTGGTATAATTGGATTATGGCTCGGTTTCGATGTCATAACAAGGTTCATATCCTAGGAGGAAAATAAATGGACGCAAAAGTAAAAGCAATGCTTGCCTCATACGGACGATCAGTTCTTGGTGCAGCATTGGCACTATACATGTCTGGGGTAACAGACCCTAAGACATTGGCATACTCACTACTTGCTGCAATCGCACCAGTTGGTTTGAGAGCAATTAATCCAAATGACACAGCGTTTGGTCGCCTTCCAGATGTAGCAGAAGTTGATGCTGCAGTTAAGAAGGCTACAGTTAAGAAGGCACCTGCAAAGAAGTCTAGCGGTGGCGGTAACTCACTTAAGGTCAAGTAAGACTTAACTATAGAGTAGGGGTGTGCATAATAGCCACCCCTATTTTATGTTATAATTAATTTAGTGAGGAGAGTTATGTTAATTAAGTATTATTTGTATAAAATATATTATTTTTTAAAAAATATATTTAAGAAAAAAAATAAGAATAGGTATACATATTGAACGCCATAAACTTAACATTCAAAAATTTTATTGCTAAGATGCTGAAGTTGTCACGCACAGATCTGTTGTCTGAAGAACAAATAGAGGATTTAGACAAAGAACTTTCTGCTTTATTAAATAATTCTAATGACGGCAGAAACTGTAAGGCAAAAAGTTTTTTTACATTTAACCAGCAACTTGATGAATTAAGATATAGACCTGTAAATCAAGACTTAAATAAAAATTATGAATTAGTTTTTTCTGGATGTTCACAAACACATGGAGACCATATTTCTCCACCATTAGTAGATTTTGGAGATCATAATTATATTTGGGGATTTCAGGTAGCAAATAAATATAATAAAGAGGCTTTAAATTTAGGAATGGGTGGCTGGTCTGTTGAGGCAATTCATAAAGGACTTATGCATCATTTTCAACAAAATGGTAATCCAAAAGTATTACTAATTTTATTACCAGATTTTGGAAGAATGAGTTTTGTAGATAATGAAAAAATAAGATCTATTCATCTTTTAAATCAACACGAACTAGTTCAACATTTTTTAAAAGATGAATAGATCTTATTT